CCGCTACCGCCCCAATATTGCAGGCTGTTCCATGCGGTTACGCCGTTGCCTATTTTGAACTTGCGGGTATCGGTTTCCGCGCCAAATTCGCCCTCTGCGAGAACAGGGTTTGTCGCACTCCATTGCGCTTGGGTTCCGCGCCTCAGTTTTATCGTTATATAATTGCTCATGAAACACCTCCGTCAATAGTCAGGGAGTAAGTAGAATTGTAATAGCCGCCGTCAATAATCAAGATATCTTGGTCAATGTTGGGGAAAGCGTAGTCGTTGGATGGCACTTGGCAGAAATCGCGATTCACCGGAACGCCAACCTCAAGCCGAACCGTGTACCCTGCGACAATATCGCCATGAGCATCCATGAATGGGATGGCATCATCATTCACCTGGAAGTTTACCCGGCTATTCCGATAGACATACTGAAGCGTAGCAATGAGGTCATCCATGATTTGCAGCGTATCGCTCAGAACTTCCATTTGGTTGGATGAATCTTCAAATTGCCTATCCATGACAGACATCACAAATGAGTATGTTTTCTCCTTGTCATTCGCGGAGCTGTCATACATCATGGTGGTGGTGTCTGGAATGCACCACACCAGCGGATAGTTGTCTTTGCTGCCATCGGCCACCAAGTCATACTCAGGGCCAAAGGCAACATAGCGAACCATTTTATGATTTTCCGCTGCCCGCCGTATTGCTGCTATTATCTGATTTAAAGTCATTCAGAAATTTCATTAGCTTTTCCTCGTTCTTTTTGCGCCAAGCCTTACTTTTCAAAGTAGAAGCCGAGGGTTTGGCCGTCTCTGTTCGGTTTGTCGATTGCATCAGGGTCGGGGTTTTGCCACTTAGGGTACTTTTCGGGGTATGTACACAGGTACTTATTCATGCGCTCAATGAAGTGGTCACGTTTTTGCGCGTAACGCTGTTCAATTTTCACCATTTCTTCCATGCTTATTGATGTCATGTTTTCGCCGTCTCGCTTCATGATTGATTTGTTCATGAATTTAAAGGTCAGCGGCAGCACGGCTTCGTAAAGCACAGAGTATTTCAGGATGGGTTTGATGTAGTCATTAAGAAGGGTTGTGTTATCCGCGCTCAGAGAGGACGGAAACTGCGTGTACAGCTCGTTGTATAGGTCGCTCCCGATAGTATCGCGCAAGGTCACTTCCTGCGCTTCCTGAAGGCTCATCTGAATGAGCTTCGGGTCGAGGTTATCCTGTATTGGCGTATTTTCTTTGATGTACGCGGTGTCGATAAAGTACTTAAAGCTCATCCTATTCGCCTCCTATATAGCTTGCTGTTCCAGACGTGCCGGCATTGCGGAACGTGAATGGTTGTGCCTTTTATGGTACGCCATCCGCCCCTTCGCTTCCATACATCGTAACCAAGTTCCGCGCTCATGGCGTCAATTTCTTCGCGGGTGTATAGTTTTTTCTCACCGATAAGGAATCGGCAAAACTCCCGGCTTCCATCAATCAGCGGTGGGCCTCCTACATCGGGGTTTACGCCGTATTGGTACAGGACAAAAATCTCTGTATCAATTCCCCCACTGTCGGAAATAGATTGCGCCCCGCTGTCTGTGATGCGAATTTGATTCCTGTCCCATGTCACGAAGCCTTTATCCTGCATGGTCTTAATCACCTTGGTGGCCTCTTCTTTTGTCACCCGTGCGCCCTTGGCTATCTCTTCCAGAGTGGCCTTGGGGTTATCGCGGATGACGGCCACAATTCGCAGTTCCGGGTTGGTCAGTTCTGCAAATAATTCGGGCAGTTCTTCGTAATCGGATTCACTCCGGCCATATTTGGCGAACACCGCCTTATCGGCTTCGTCATCCCAGCCGAAGGGGTTCTGTGCAGACATGGCAACAGGTACATCAGTCGGAACTACATCGCCGCCCGGTATAGGTGGTAAGGCTGCAAGGCTTCGGATTTCGTTGATTGTAAGTTGTTTGATAACCGTATTGGCAACGAGCGGTGACAGGCTGTTGATTGCATCGGCAAGAAGTTTCGCTCCGCCAAGTTCAACAGTAGTTTCAGCAGGAAGACCGAGGTTTTCGCGAACCTCTTCGCGGCTGATGACGTTGGAAGTAAACAACTGCACGGCGTCCTCTGCCGCTACTTCTGCTGGAACGGTCACAAGTTTACCGCTGTATCCCATTGCCTGATACATTACGGTTAGCGTTTCATCCATCTGTTCGCGGATTGGTGAAACGTATGCCCGGTCAAAAACCTCATAGGCTTCTTTTAGTTCATTGCGCCCACCCAATGCGCCCTCTACGCGAACACCAAACAGCATAGGAGATGTGATACGGTGGGCATAGAAGATATTGTCGCGTACAGTTTCCGATAGCTGCAAATACTGCTTATCAAAGTCCCCCGGCATCAGGTCAACAACCTGCAAGGGGTCTTCACCTTTTTCCATCCAGCTAATCAGTACGCCGTTTGCGTTTTCCGTTCCGGTGGTGTTGGCCTTGAACTTCCGGTCAAATTCCGCTTTTATGTCTTCGGTTGGTTCCCCCTTAAAAATCTGAATTATTTTGCCAAGGGAAAACCCATTCGCGATATTGTTGAAATGGAAGTCAGCAATCTTCGTGTCTATTTCAATATAGGTACGGGCAGGATACCAATCAGGCAAAGGATAAACACCCTCACCCGCCCGGTATTGCTTGAACCACAGTACTTGAGTTCCGCCGGGTTGTTCGGGATTGAAGGCCGGAAATTCCAACTTGTCAACTTTTCGGTCTGCCCAATCTTCTGAATACCAAATCTTAGAGGCATCCGCATTTACCCGGCACTTGTCGAAAGGCAGGTGATACCATCCAATGACCTTGGTGCCGGGAACATTCCATACAGCTTGGAAGGCATAGCCGCCAAAGTTCATCAAGTCCATTGCGGCCTTGTGCTTGATTGTCTGCCATGATTCGTATGGATTGACGCGCTTCAGGGCCATCTCTGCGCCTACCTGTTCCGATACCGTGCCGGTGGTCACAACGTCCGTATCCTTACCCGCGATGAACTGCGCCTTCTGAGTTACGATTGCGTTGTGCAGGGAAGACGTGTTGTAAAGGTCTAAAATGACCTTGGGAAAATCGTTCTTTTCGCCGTAGGTGTACCACTCCTGACCCCGTGCTTCTTTGAACTTTGGCGGGGGTGCGGCTGCGAAATTTATCCTCTGAAAATCTACCTTCATTTTACTTTCATTATGCCCGTCTCAACAACCTCATTGGCATTGGCAGGGTCTGTGTTTGAACTGCTCGACTGAGCGTAAATGGTGTATTCGTATTCGCCCTTTTCCCATGCGCTGCTTTGCGCCGTGGTGATGGCAAACTGATTGTATCGGGTCGGGAAACTGCTAAGGTCTGTTACCAATAGGTTGTAAGTGATTGACCTCTCTTCGCGGTTGTTGATGGAAAGCAGGAAGTAGTAAGGCGGGTTAAGCGTTACTTTTTCCGTGGCCGTAACCAACAGGGTTGATGTTTGCGATGTATCGACGATAAGCATCTACCTATAATGTATCGGATTGAAAATTGTACTTAATTTTGTGAATGCATTACCCGAAATCGTGGAAGAATGTCAGTCTATCGCAGTTGTACGAATTAGACCTACTCCGGCAGCGGTCAGACCTCGATGCCGAGGAAACCATGAATCAGATTTTGTCTGTGCTTTCAGGTCAGCCGATTGAGGAAATCGAAAAGATACCCCACACAGAGCGCATTGCGGATTATCAGCGGATGACATGGCTTTCGGAATACCCTCAACGCAAGCCAAAAAGACTCCGGTTCAAAGCAGGCGGGAAATGGTATCGGATAGTGGATAACCCAGCCGCGATTTCAGCTGGTGAATATGCCACACTTCAGGTAATCGCGCAGGACGGGAACTTTATCAAGAACCTAAATCAGATTTTGGCCTGTCTCATGGTGGAGCAGGAGCGCAAGTGGTGGGGATGGAAAGACGTTCTATACGATAAGACTGCATCCGCTGAACAATTCCACAAGAAGGCCGAACTGGTCAGCGGGCTATCGGTGGCACAGGTCTACCCATACGCGCTTTTTTTTTCGACTCTCTTGCCCGAATTGCTGCAAACTTCTCTGGACTTTTTCCTGAAGCAGGAGAAGAAGTTGAGGAAACAGGCACAGACTGGCTGACAATTTTTTACGAAATGGCAGGCCGTGACTTGACAAAAATGGATGCGATAATGGCCATGCCGCTGATGGAGTTCTTCAATTACATGGCCATGCTTAAGACAATACGCAAGAATCAGGCGGAGCGGTTAGGCAAGGCAAGTAAGGCCGGGTT